CAATGCCAGGCCGACGTTTGGATCATCGGTCCTCTTGACTTTGACCACAGAGACTCCCAACACTTCTTCACACTTCAAACGGATACTTTCACTCAAATTTGCCATGGTAACTTCCTTTCTGTTTTTTATCTTCAATGCTTTGAACAGCTTTTGATAAGCAAGCCGGCGCTCAGGCTTTTGGACAAGATTCCATTCGTCAGGATTGGTGATATCCATCGTGCGTACAGCAGTAAACCGACCACCACCATGATTGGCAGTGATGATATAGCCCACGCCGTATAACTTCGACTGGACGATATCGCCTTCCTGCAAGTTCTCGAACTGTTCTTTATTCATGGTGTATCTTTGCCAGAGATCGCGTCGGCGATGGCTGAGGCGATTATGAACGGAGGCGGCAGCTCCTCACCCGGTCCCTTGTGGACAATCACCATGGCGCCATTCCATTCGCAAATAAAAATAACATCAGGCTTGCACCAGCACTCCATGGAGTCAACGTGGCCACTATCCGGTAGATCTTCATCGGGATTGGGTACTGGCATCCTCACGCACTCCTAATTGTTTCAGGATAACAGCGATGCTCTTGCTGTCATCCACGAGCACCCAGTCACCGTTATTGTCTTTATAACGATACTCAAACCGGCATTTACAATTTGTTCGGCAAGGGGTATCACCCAGGCGCGGCAGAGAGTTGATCGGCTGCCAACCTTTATCGTACAGCTCTACACATCCCTGGCGCTCACCATCCGAATGACAATGCTCAGCGATCCCGAATCGCCGGCGTTCCTGGACTGCACCGAAGTATGCGGCCATCCCAAAGCGCCTGGTCTCTTCGAAGATCGAGCGCGCCGAGTTGGCGTACAGGTCCGAGCGTGCCAGCAGCGATCCATTCAAGGCCTGCCGGCCGACTTCGATCTCTTCGGTGAATGTCTGAAAGAACAGCAACAGCAAAAGAATGGCAGCGGCAATCTTTTTCTTATCTGCCTCACTCGTGTTCTGTTCACCACCATTGGCAGCCAGGGAGGCGGCCAGCTCCGTTTGCTTGATGTTCTCGAGCATGGTCAATTGCCATTCGGAGAGTTTCGTGTCACCGCTTTGGAGTCCTTGCGACAGGGTCCGCTGCATGGCTTTGGAGCGTTGGATCAACGGCTCGACCGCCTGGGCGCGAATATCCTGGAAGGGCACATAGCGCCGGCTGCGGAGATGGATATACCGGCGGTTGGTCGCATCCCAGACATAGACACTCGTCAACGGATCATCGATGCCAATCGTCTGCGCATCGAGCAGGGGTTTCCATCGTAACGGCACGGTCTGAGACCACAGGGCTTTGGCCATTTCGATGGCGGCGGGTGTGATCTTCGACAATTGCTCCAGCGCCGATTCAGAGAGCTTGATCGCCTTCAGGTTTCGCATGGTTTATAGATTGGCGAGCGGTACGCCGCTCTGAGATTCGATGTCCTTTTGGATCTGTTGGATCTCTGCGTCAGAGACGCCGGCACGCTTCAAGTACGTTTCGAGCGGGATGTTCTGCGTGGCCGAAGTGGCGCCCTCCCACAGTTTCTGCTCATAGGCCACACGATATTCCGGCGTGGCTTTCATGGCAGCGATCTGCTCGGCAGTATAGCCGGCCTCAATCCACAACTGCTCCCGCGGAATACCCAGGACTTCGTGTTTCTGCTGAAGCTCATCCAGTGAATCGCTATGTTCCCACATGGCGATGAATTGGACTTTCTCGTCCATCGCGGTATTGTCGTAAAAGTTCGAGAGTTTGCGCGCCATGCTCATACCATCGGTCCAGGGTGTGGAAAACAGATCGCGCCGATCGATGGCTTTTCTCTTCAGCTGGGACTCTTGCGCCTTGAGTGTGTCGGCGCTGGCAATGGCGGCCGTGGTGATAAACCTTGAAACGGGTGTGTCGGTGATTTGGGCAGTGAGAAGGATCAGCTGCGTGAGTGTTTCCACAAGAGGACTCATATCCGCGCCCTCGATCTCCTGAAGTGACGCTTCCGTCTGGTTCTTCATCGTACCGTTGAATTGCGCTGGTCCCATTTTCATAATATTCGAACCGTCTTCCTTGGGTTCTTTGCCGTCGATGGTGGGATAGAAGCCAAATCCAAAGAACGACTTGAAGGCAGTCAGATCGCCGGCAGCAAGGATATCCACCAGTGTTTTATTGATCGCATCCTGCATGGTGATCGCGTCCCAATGCTCCGCGCGCAGGCCTTTGTTTTTGTAATGGAATACAGGCAGTCCTAGTGGATTGCCTTGCTTATCCACGTGGGGAATGGTCCAGTCTTTACCTTCTTCGACGAAATGCTGCCAGCTGCCACTATTGAACACCCAGCGCTCGATATGGTCATGGAAATAGATCGTCCTGCGGATCACGTTTATCGGGGTCTTGAAGAGACCATCAAAGGTTGTCTCGATCCATTGCTTGACAGCCTTGAGCGGCTTCTGGTTGGGGTCGTCATTCTCGTAGATCATCCACACGCCCATGGCGTCGCCGCCGGCATCCACGTCCACGAAGCGGGGGTTATGGGTGATGCGCGGGAATTTCTCGACGGCATCCCATTCCACGATCGTAAATGTCTCGCTGTCGGCCAACGCAAATTCATGCACCGAGTCCTGCATGGAGGCCAGCTTGTTTTTCCGATAGACATCCATCGCCCACGTGGCTTGTTCTTTCTGCTTGCCGTCTTTGGCGGTCTCGTTGGTGTCGAACCCGATCAGGTTCAACTCATTCGAGACGGAAGTCACAATGGTGCGGCAGACGTTTAACTTGAACTCATTGTTCTTGTGCATGCCCAGAAATTCTTTTGCACGGTCCGACAGAAACACTTCCTGGATGCCGTTGAAGTAGTTCCGTGCCAGCATGATGTTTTCCTGAAGCTCAAGCACGTCCTGCACCATCGCTTCCATTTGTGTCAGATCCAATTGTGTAACCATATTGCCATCTCCTATGCGTAATGTACGCTGAATACACCTGAGTTGTTTTCACGAACCACGCCGGCGACCACATAACGCAGCGCATCCAACCGGTGGAAATCGCTCTTATTCTTGATCTCGTCCGTGGGCTGTCCCAGATCATCCAGCTTGCGTGAGTAATCGCCGAATTCACCAATGACACCCGAGCATGATTTGAAGACGAACAGCCGGCGCTCTCTCAACAATTCCTTGACGCGATCAATACCCGCTTCCACATCGCTGATTGGTGGCTTCTGCACAGCCAGGCCGGCAGCGGACCAATCTCGCCGCGGCTGATCTTCGGAGGGGGCGCCGCCCCAACTGGTGCCTTCCTCGCCATGCTCCAATACTTTATCGACATGCTGTTGAGTCGTTCTCTCGCCGTTTAGGTATTCAAGGAATAGATAAAAGACATGTTTGTTCGGATCTTCTGCCAGCCAGATCACAGCGGTATTGACCGCTCCAAAGTCTACACCGCGATATCGCTGCCATGTGACAGGGATCGGAAAATCCTGAACAATATGTGCATCAGTAAACTCTTCGTAGATCCTGCCCGCAGGGCGAACCTTCCAATTGCCACCCCGCCGGCGATCACCCAGCAGCCTGGCACGGTCCACGCGCGATTGCGCTTGTAGATTTGCCAGGTAGCCAGGGTCCTTATCCAAAAGGATCTGATTATCGTAGACAGTGGAGATGATGAAAGTCACTGATTTAGGAGCGCTGTTCGGATGTTCGTTGATCAGCTCCTCACGGCTATTTGACCAATACGTGATATCGTTCTCGCGGACCATCCAGCGGATCGCGCCGCTGCGCTCCGGAATGGCATAGCCGTCTTCAGCGATCCACCAATCCAAAAAGACAGCCAGCCAGCCTGGCTCTGGGTTGCAGGTTCCCCGTACATAGGGACGGATCCCAGAGGTTGAACGGTTGCGTGAGAACATATAAAAGAATTGCGCCTGTGAGAATGTCTCCAACTGATCAAATTCGATCAACGGGACCTGGGCGCCGCGCCAATCTCTTAACGTAGTTTCGTATTGCAGATGTGAAAAGGATATTTTTGCGCCATCAGGGAATTTGTAGAAGTGCTCTGCCTGGTTTGGCCTGGCATTGAACAGGGGATAGATGGTTGCAGCCTCATCCCACATGGCGCCCTCTTTGGTAATCTCTGAGATCGTTCGACGGAAGATCACCGCGCCGAACTTCTTGTTGTTGATATGCCGCAAAGGCTCGATCAATAACGACCAGGTCTTGCCGCCGCCGGCTGCGCCGCCATAGATGGCAATATCTGCTGAACTACTCAGGAATTTTTCCTGCTTAGGTTGCGGCATGATATTGATCGTCTCAACGGGTTCAGTCAGCGTCGCTGTCATCTGGCTCCGTGGCATCCCGATCATTCTTCGGGATGTAAACATTCACAACAGGTTGAATTACCCTGCCTTTATCGTCACGGTCCGCAAATAAACTATATGTCTTACCCATCAGTTCCAGCGCGGTTTGAGCGCTGTATACCTCGACCTTGAAATCGCCGTTGGATGTTGGAGAGATTGATTTAATCTGGTGTCCAAATCTTTCAAAAGCCGTTGGGACGATTCTGATCGATTGGCGATCTCCAAGTTTATTTCCGTCCTTATCGAGCACGGGCACATTATAGAATTCCACAAGCTCCGAAATATCTGCACGTGCCTGAGATGTGAGCCGGGCATAGATCTCGTTCGTGGTCATGCGGATCTCTCTCAGTCTCTCTTCAATCGCCTCCTGGATGTAAACTTTTGACAATAAATTTTGACCAATTTGTCTGGCTGTCTTCGTTGAATAGCCGGCTGCTCGAGCGGAAGCCGCAGCATTCCAACAACGTATATACTCTTCCCTGAAGAGTGTCTCT